TATCGTCTCAGATGTGGACGCTAGATTTTGCCCCAAACAAAGGTGGCAAGGGCGTAGCGTACACGGAAGATGATGCTATTGAGGTCGTTGGAACCATCTTTGATCTCAACGCTGACCTAGCCACCAGCGAAAGAGTAGAGCTATTCTTCAAGAATGACGATCTACTCGATCAGTTCAAGGCTGATAAGCAAGCACACCTCAACGAAGTAAGCGGTTATATCTCCGAGCTAATCAATGACTTGGGATACGATAACACGGACGCGACGGTACAAGCGTACATCCAGCAACTGGGTTCAACCGCAAACATCTATGACAAAAAGATCCAAAAAAGAGAGAGGCAACTTCAGGTTGCCGCGCTATTTGGGGGAAGGACTTTTTTTGTTACTGATAATACTCATCCTTACGGCGAGGGACTAATCTTCGTTTTCCGCCAAGGAAGAGGCAAAGCCTTTGAGAAACCACTAAACCAAGATCAGACTCCTGATCTAGGTACAGACCTTTTCACCTTGGAGAACGGACAAAGATTCTTCTGGGACACAAACCTAAAGAAGGTTGTAGAAGAGCCAGGACAAGATGTAGTCATTGCAAGGGGTGGCTACTATGAGCAGATTCCTCGCATTCCCGTAAACGACTTTAGTTACCTTCAATCAGAGTTCATCCCCGTTGGTTATCAGAGAAAACTCACTTTGTTCTCTGAAGACCTAGACGATGTAGTATTGCCATACCAGCCGTCCTATGTTGTCTCACCAGTCAAGCCACGAGCGTTCAAGAATGATCTTTATGTAGATCCGCCATCCGTAGCTGACTTCCTACACAGAACAGCAAACACTTCTGTTAGCGCAAACTATGATCCTTTGGTCAAGTCGCTGACCGACAACATCACTACTGATGGCTTGCTTCTGTGCTACAACTTCCTTGATGCAGGAGCAGTTACCTCCCCCTCATCCAACGAGTTTTTCCAAAATAACTACGCAGAAGGCTCCACCAGACTGGACGGTAAGATCGTTTCGTATGATAAGGCGTTTGCCTTCCCTAGCGGAGTAGGAATCCCATACTTCGGAGGAACCTTGTTCGACGCGGAAGGGAAGTACAACACCCTATTCACTCAAGTACGAGGCTCTTATGTAAGGCTCCCGAACATCGCAAAGGACTACCAAGACACCGAGCAAGCATATACTGGCTCTCGTAATCTTGATAATCTGTTCTACACTGGAGACGGCGCAACAATCGAGGCGTGGGTCCATGTTCCAAATGTTTGGAGCGACATGACCGACGCACACAGATATCGCCTACTTCTAGCTAACGAGAATAGTAGCCCATCCGAAAGCACCTGGGTAAATGCTTCCAACAGCGATGCTTCTCAAACACTCGGACTCATTATGGGTTGGAGGGATAGAGGCAGCCCGGAAGGAACCTCTCCGTATGGCTCTTCTGGACTTGAGTTTGTTATTGCTCCGACAGTTGGACAGAACTCCAAATCTACCAATGAAAATCAAAACTGGGGTCACAGCGTTTGCCTTGCAGAGAAGTATCCCGCAGGAGTAACCGCACCTGTAAGTGGGGAAGCATCTGCCCTGGGCATGACTGTGGCAAGCTCACTATCCAACTCCAACGGCTCCGGCATTGGAGATGTTAGCTCTGCCTTCTGCCATGTAGCCATCAGGTTCGACAAGATCAGAGATCAAATCACATTCTTCCTGGACGGTGAAGCTCTAGCCACCTCAGCAATGTCCACTGTATTTGGACTAAATCTAAACGACATTCAAATTCCCACCGCAATCAAACAAGATCAGTCGCTGGGTACGGAGATCACGAATAACCCCGTGTACTCAGAAAGTTGGCTGGGAGACGCTCAGTGGACGGAGCAGCCCACCAGAGTAAGAAACAACCTACCAGTATTCACCCCCTGGATTATTGGAGGAGGATTTACTGACGGGCTAGGCATCGTTGATGGACAAACCTACAAGCCGATGGGTTTCTTGGGGTCCAACACAAACAGCGTTTACCAGGGCCAAAATATCTACAACAATATCGTAACCGAAACTTTCAACTCAAGAACCTACATTCAAGGACAACACCAACCCCCGCTATCATCCAACACCCAGGATAGAGTGGTCCCGCGAAGCGGTCTGGACGGTCATGTTGGAAGTTTCAAGATTTACGATAGACCCCTAACTAATAAAGAGGTAGATGATAACTACGAAGCCCAAAGAGACTTCTTCAAGAACATCGTAATCTAATATGCCACGCGACTTCAAACTTCAGTATCTCACAACGGGCAAGAGAGAAAAACTCTCTGGTCTGGCATTCCCGTTCCGAAAAGACGGGGCGGGTGGATATGCTACTGCAAACGAAGGAGCTACCTCGCTTAGAGACGGAATTCAGCAGCTAATAATGACAGCCCCTGGAGAACGGGTTATGCGCCCAACTTGGGGAACCTCACTTAGAATATCTGTCTTTGAACCCAACGATCCGCAGCTACGCCAAAGACTTGAAAGAGAGATCACCGAGGCAATCAGAACCTATGAGCCGAGAGTGATCGTCAAAGAGCTTATCGTTAGACCTGAGACCGAGACAAACAAAATGTACATCAAGCTAACCATCGCGCCCAAGAATGATTTCTTGTCGGAAGAGACTATTGAAATACTAGTATAATGCCAACCGATCCATTTTCTAAGTTCCTAGCCAACGGTCGTGTAAATGTCTCTGGCTTCGACGGTACTATTGAGACCGACTTCCTCAAACTAGGTGGAGTCAAAGATGATAGAAAGGCTGATCTTATTGATTACGCTATCGCAGACTTCGATGATTATCGTGTCGCTCTGCAAAACTATCTCCGAGCAGTTTACCCGCTAGATTACGACAACTTCTCCACCTCCGATCTAGGTCAAATGCTGATTGAGCTTTTTGCTTACATGGCTGCTGCAATCACACTTCGCACAGATATGACCGCTAACGAGATGTACCTGGACACCGTAAAGTCTCAGGACAATCTACGCCGACTCCTTCGTTTGATCGGCGTGGAAATGAAAGGCCCGACCAGTGCTAAGGCTACTGGCAAGATTACACTCAACACGGCTGCCACTGGTGCAATCACGCTATCACAAGCTAACAGAGTATTCACTGTTACAAACAACAGAGATTCAGGCCCAGTAGCGTTTACGGTATACAAGCAAAATAATAACGGCGGCATTGACCTGGACACCCCCGATCTTCAGCTAGATTTGGCAGACTCTGACGGTGGTGCTGGTCTTGTGTATGATAATCTGTTCCTTCTTGAAGGCACTCTAAGATCTCAAGCCGGGACTTTTGATTCAGTCACGGACCAACAAGAGATTCGTATTGATGAGCCTAGTATTATTGAAGGCAGTATTTCCGTGTCCTCTTCTGAGGGCGTGATTTACGATGAGATCCAAAACATCTTCCTAGCCTCCGGCACTTCAGATCCAGTATTCCAAAAGAGATACCTTCCCGATTTTGGTGTAGCCCTAACCTTTGGCGACGGCAACACAGGTAGGCTTCCTACTCCCAATGCCTCCTATATCGTGTCTTATCGAGTTGGCGGAGGTTCAAGAGGCAATATTGCTAAGGAGCTTCTAGACCAAAACATCGAAGTTCTTGAAGGTTCGACCAGAATCCAGGGAACAATCGTAAACTCAACCAAAGGCTCTGGCGGCGCGGAAGCTGAGTCTGTAGCAAAGGCAAAAAAATACGCCCCCAGCTTCTTTGCAACGCAGTATAGAGCCGTTACTGGAGAAGACTATACCACCTTGGCAAACACCTTCGTCGGCACAGCAGGAGCCACAGCAAAGGCTCTAGCAACACTAAGAAAATCTGGAGCAGCGGCCAATGTCGTAGATATTTTCGTTCTAGCCAAAGCATCCGATCTTCAGCTAGAAAGAGCCTCGATTGCGTTCAAGAAAGAACTTCAGGATTACTTCAAGAAGTACAAGATGCTTACCGATGAAGTGGTCATCAACGATGGGGTTATTCGCACGGTAGACATCAACGCTACTCTGTATATTGATTCTGCTAAAACTTCTTTTGAGGAGTCCATCAAGCAAAAGGTAGCCGATAGGCTTACGCAGTATTTCAATGTAGACAACAGAGACTTCGGAGAATCCCTATCCCTAGCTGATTTGATTGCAGAAGTTATCTCTATTCCAGAAGTAAGGTTTTTCAAGGTCAACAATATTCCTGAAGACATCTATGTAAACTACAATGAAGTCATCCAACTCAACAACTTTGAGCTAACTGTAGAGGTCGTATAAAATGAGCAGCAGAGACAAGAGAGATCAAGAACACTTTCGCTCCAACTATATTGAGGTAGTCGAGCGAAATGTTCCTGAGTTCTATGGTGAGAAGGAGTACCAGCTTTACGGGGAAGAGAAAGATCTCTCTTACCTCGTTTTGAATAGTTTGCTAAATGCAACCTTTCAAGCAAGCTCATACCTTCCCCTTCCCGACAACTTCTCTGCACCTAGCTCCTTCTTCAAATACTTCAACCCAGAAAGTAAATCTACCAGAGTTAGTCCCGATGACTTCTCAAGATTTGTGTTGAAGCCACTAGGAAAGTCGATCTCAGGATTCCGAAACAGACAGGAGTTTGAGGATTTCCTCCTGGCTTCAGCACTTCCACTCACACAACTAAACAATGTTGATGCCACCTTTGCCGCAGGGTTTAGTGCCAATGTAGATCCAGACAAAACCACCGTAGCTCTCGTTGAAGCAGAGCTTTTGAATAGGTTGGGTTGGGTTTACATCCTCAACACTAGTGGCACACAAGCCGGACTAAGCTACGATCTTAGCACTGTTCTATACTCCTCCCTATCGGATAGCATTTATTTTGGTAAGGAGTACACCGAGCTTGATGGCGTAAAGGACATTTTTGAGTATCTCTGGCGCAACAGAGAGGACGCAGGATTCCTTACCGACAAGATCGATGACTTCCTTCCGTATCCTTGGAACCAACCTGATAGTGTCCTTAGCACAAATGTAAACACTTCAGGGGATCTGGCTCTAAGCAGTCTCCACACAAACCTGAAAGTTTGGATATCTCCAGACGAAGATCAGGCATCTCGATTCAACGATCTGCTCTCTGATTCTCTTTTGGGTATAGTTCAGAGCAGACGAGAAACTGCTGGTCCGTTTAGTAAGTTCCTACGCGCTCTAAGCTATGGCATTTATGATGTGGATGTGCTTACGCGAGACATCAAGGATCTCTTGGATATTGAAGAATGTCCAGAGGAGTTCCTTGAGTACCTTGCAAACTACCTTGGCTGGGAGTTCTTGACCGACAACAAAGACACTTGGAGATCACAGCTTCGCGGAGCAATCTACGCATATAAAGCGAAAGGCACAAGAAACTCTATTGAATATGTCGTAGGCTTGTTCGTCCCGTCCTCACTCTTTAGCATTTCAGACTCAGCGAGTGGACTTCAGGAACTATACGAATCCTACTTGCCGAATCTGCTATACTATATGCTAAAGACAGAATCTCCTCTTCGTGAAAAGCAGGACATCATTCCTATCCTAAATGGGTGGGCAGATAAGTTGTTTAGCCTAGATCAGAGCTACTCTTCTATTACGCTCAACTACGATCCAAACAACTATGATAATACGCTAAGGTTCCTTGTAGATGCTATTCTTGAGTATTTGCATAGGAAGCACAACATCATCACTATCAATAGAAAAGACTATAGGGAATCTGATTTCTGGATAGCGCAAGAGGCTACAGGAAAAACTCCTGGATATTTCCATAGAGGTAAACTATGCACAATCCCGCCCTGGGAGGACTCTAGATTTTACCAAGAGGCTTCCATCAGGGACGAATACCTAACCGACATTAGTGCTTTGATGGTT